TAGGCCCCCTGCGCCGTTTATACATCGCACTAGGCTCCAGGCCCACACCTATCAGGTATTCGTCTATAGTTTCATCCGGCATCTTGATGGGACGGTATTCCGGCTCAGGCTTGGGAGCAGATGGAGGTTGTGTCTTTTTGTGAAGTAGTCCTACTTGTTCCAGGTAATAATCTATATCAGACACGTATCCATCCTATTTATTCAATTCATTCAAGCGTTTTATCAGATCAGGATTCGTAGCGAAGCCCGTTTTTTTGTTGTACCAACCTCTTACGGTCAAAAACCAATCTTCGAAAACAATTTCCGGCGCTTTGCCAGCTCCCCTCAGTTCTGGAACGATCTCTCGGTAGAGCTCTCGCCCAACTTCTCTTCCTGCGGCCAGCTCCTCCTGCTCCGCCTCTCTCTCTTGTTTTCTGATGATTTCCTGCGCCTGTTCCGCTCCGGTGGCTGCTCCCGGTTCACCGATCTTGACCCAGGATTTATCCATCAGATTCCCATGGGTTCCCAGGTAGCCGTAAAGAACCAACTTATTGTCTTCCAGTTTGAACCGAAACTTGTTCTTGTTGTTATCCAGCAGAACCGCAGCCCCATAGTCACCCGTTTCCGTACCTGAAGTATCCGGGGAAACAGAAACAAAGTTGTAGTCTGGATATCTTTGCTTTGCCAGCCGGAACATATAAGCCGAATAAAGAAGCAGGTCTTCTCGCCATTCCTCGGTTATTGCGGTGAATCCGCCTTTGTCGATCTGTCCCGTCATCTTCTCCGCATTAGTTAAGAGCCGCTTATCTTGTTTTAGCACGTCTTCTGTTATTTCCTTGGTTTCACTCCAAAGCGTATTCAGTACCCAGTCTTTGTGTTCATTTATAAAATTCTCTGTTGCTTGCATGTACTGTTCATCCGTGGCGTCAGGGTGCTGTTCAGAAAACCGTACCAACTTTATTCCTACCTCTGCCCTCAATTTCGGATCATTTTTAATCCTCGCATTCAGTTCGGCCAGTGCAAACTTCAATCCGGTAGGTTGTGCTTTAGTAAGATCCGCATACATCGAAGCGGCATCCTTGAGCAATATTCTAGATCCACCTTCAGCATATAACTGGCTATCGAGTATACCCCTCCTTACATCTACGCCTTTGCCGTCCAATTCGGCTTGGTACATCGCTATCTTCACCTTATAACCATTCTGCTCCATCTGGTCGTCCCAGGCTTTCTTGCCTGCTTCGTCTGTCAAGCCTTGATCGTTAATGAAAAGTTCACGTAACCTTGTGAACCTGTCCGTCCATTTAACTTTATTGTCTCCCTGGAAAAAGTCTGAAGAATCTACCGCTTTAAGAGCCATTTCTGCCTTCTGGAGAGTGTCTGTCCGGCTGTAAAGATCACCAAACGAGTCATCAAGTGCCAAGTCCTGGATCTTCCCCTGATATTCCCACTCCTGCCTGACATCCTGGAGTACACTCGCCCTGACTTCCGGATTGCCGTCATAAAAGGGTGTGTTTTCTGCAAGCCACGCCTCGCCGGCAGCGGGATCTCCGGTTTGCTTCATAATGGTCATCGCACCGTCGCGGGCAAAGGAATACTGTGCGGCCGCCGTGAACTTAGCCAAGAAAGCATCCGCGTCTTCCGGCCATATACGGCCTACCCGTTCCATATCTTTCAACCTGATGGACATCTTGTTAACTTTGACTTCCCACGGATCGTTGGATAAAAGAAGCGTACTAGAAAGTTTATTCAGGCCGGCCATCGCCTCATGGTCTGCCGCAACGTTCCACTGACCGGAGATGATCTTCTTGTTTTGGATATTCTTCATATTGAGATGCTGGATCATTTCCCTGCGAGCATCTCTATTGGTGGTGTTCTTGTTTATGTATTCCAACTGTGACTGGAAGAACTTATCCTCATCGGCTTCTATGTCTGCGAGTGATGCCTGACCGAAAGGTTTCTGGACAACCGATGGAGCTTGACCGCCGGATGGACCGGTGATCTCCAACTCTCCACGGGCATCAAACATCTTCTGCTGCAGGCTTTCGTTGTAATCCTTATAGGCTTGCTCTAAATAGGCCAACTGCTGATTGACCTGGGACACCCGTTGGGCATCATTCAACATGCCGGCGAGACCCCCGACTGTGCGGGTTATCTGTGCCAGAGTTCCAAACGTCTGGGCTTGCTGTCGTAACTGCCAGCTAGGTTTCATTATCCAATTCCTCTATCTGAATTACTGATCCCATCCCCAGTATTGACCCCAGTTTTGCCAGGTTGAACTACTGCCTTCCCACACTACCGCATCTTGAGTTGTGCCATATGGTTGATACCGTATTCCTCCGAGTGCCTTCATCTTCCTCCAATATTCACCATACTGTCGCTTATATCGTTCAGTTAACAACGAAGTGGCGGCCCCAATATCGGCCAAGCCAGTCTTCAATTTCACCCCGCCGAGGGTTACACCGGCACTCCCGCGTTCGATCGTTCGATCGGCTGCGGCGAAAGCCAGATCAACGTTCTGTTGAGCGGCCGCCAACGGCGATCCTTTTGCACGGACTCCGGCAGCTCCCAATCCCGCCTCCTCTGAAGATGCGGCCATTTCCGCTCCGGTCATCGCCATGCGTCCCTCGTAGGCGACTTGGGCACCCTGTTCTTTAAGCGAAAGGACACCTTCTTCTTTCATAGTACCTAGACGTCTTTCACTCTCGACACCGGCTTCCGCGGCCTGTGCTTTCATTTCTTCCATGGCATACCAGTAATCGATGATCGCTTCTTTCTTCTCCGCTTTGGTAGCACTCGCTGCTGATACCGCACCTCCTATCTGAAAACCAAGTGAAGCTAAAGCCGTAATGGTCGCTATCGCAGTACCCATCTTATTTCTCCTTCACCAGGGCATACATGATCATATCTTCTCCGTGTGTACCGTAACGCTTCATCAATCCTTCCGACTTGAATCCTAATCGCTCGTCGAACCGGATAGATTCAGGACATTTTTTAGGGTCTAAGGCTGCCTGCAGGCGAACATACCCATTCTGAGAAAAACAACCATGAAGCAGTTTCTTTGCCACAATCCAGGTATCCGGATATTTCTTCGCCAGAGGAGAGAACACAGCCCAGATCTCACCAACGCCCGGCCACATATTGTGAATGCCGCAACAGAACACGATCTCTCCGAATGGATCCACCACAGTTACAGCGGGTCCAGATATCTTCTTGATATCCGCCCATTGTTTGATCGGCTGTCCCTCCCGGCACTTCTTCTCATAGTCCATGAGCTCGATGTTCAAGAAATCCTTGGGTTCGTATTGCCGCACTGTCAGCTTGGTCATGCGGCCACCTCCGGTATCAGAACCAAGATCGTTGTCCGGTAGGGCTGGTCTTGAATGAACCAAACCCAGGCGTCCCGATGGGGAGTACCCTGCACGGGAATATGAACATCTCCCGTGTAGGCAGAAGTCCAGGCGGAGCCGTCAAACTTCTGCGCAGTTTCCAGGTTGACAGCCTCCGCATAGCCCGCTTTAAACGGCATACTTTCCAGTACTCGAGCGGTGACCGCCACCATTCGCTTTGTTTGGCCCTGCCCGGTTCCCGTCTGTATCTGGGTATTCAGGCGCATGGTCTGACCCCTGCAGGTGAAGGCCATGCCGATGACGACATGATCGCCAACACCGTCGCCGGCGGGATAGGTCAGAGATCCGCTGGCTACCGCCACGGTATGGATCGTTGAATCCGTGATGTTGTAGATTGTAACTGTCTCGTCGTTGAACCGTGCAAGTCCGTTTTGTGTTGCGCCGGCGATTGCCGCGATATCAACATAGGAATCCAGCGGGATGTCTGCGGTAGCCCACAGGTGGTCGAACTTCTCAACTACCCGGCCGGAGGCCCGGTTGACACTGATATACACTTCATCATCGGTAGTTCCCGGAACCACGCACACACTCTCGATCGTCCCGCCGGCCGTGGTGATGTGATACCAGGCCAGCACTCCATAGGCTTTGTTGTATAAAAGTGCAGCGAGTTCTCCGTTGGTCACGGCGAAAAGAGTAGGTTGCGGCATCTTTGCTACGGCTATTTGCGTGACCCCATTCTCAAGCATGTGATCCGCGCCGAAGGTCAGATCCGGGGATTGTATTTCGGGACTCTGTGAGAGATAAGGATATTCACGCAACAGAGCTTTAGCCAGGGTGCCTTGTGCGAATACAGGCGCATCCTGAAACATGGTCGCCTGCAGAAAAGCGCTACCCAGTCCACTTCTTCGCTTCGGCTTGATATTCAAGGCTGTTACTGTATCAGGCAACACCCATTCGGCGCTGCACGTTCCAATGATCAGGGCATCTGCCCCGATCATCCAGTAAATATCATCATCCTCCTCTGAAGCGATCTCGAAGAAGAATGCGCCCCCCTCTCCGTATACGCTTCGCGTGTAGCTGATATCCTCGGTCTCCGGAACAAGCGGGTTTGCCCACAGAGATTCATCTTTCAACTGTTTGGTGGTATAGGTGATCATGTTGAAATAGTTGAAATCCCCGTACCAGAACGGTTCTGAAGCCCAAGTAGTCTGGGGTTCGTTGATGCTGCCGGCGTAGAACATCCTGCCGAGGAAATGAGCGATACAAGATGGATAATCGTCTGCCGCACTGAAGGGTTTCGTACATACCCAGTACCAGTGGACCGTGTTATCGGTGATATCGTCTTCCTCAGTAGTAGGTCCAGTGGCGCCCGCGCTGGTTCCTGCGGTGATACACTGATAAATCTTCATCGGGGTTCCGTTGGTAACCATATCGTCCACCACGTAGGCGGTGTTCGCCGCCCAGGCATCCACGCCATCCGCGAAATCAATCGTCAAGTTTGCGAGGCTAAACGCTGTTCCCCCGTTCCAGGTCAGGGTTGCAATCGCATGACTGTAATGGACCAGGTACAGCACATTGCGCACTTTCTGGTACTGGATCTGAAACAGCTCGGTGGTCGTGTAGGTGGTGGTAACTTCGGTGGGAGCCCCTACTAAAACTCCATCTTTCCAGATACGTATTTTTAGGTTGGTGAACTCCAGGACAAAGGCACTGGATTCGTTGACGACAAAGGGGATAAGTCTTGCCTTTGCCCCCAACTTGGTAATACCCAGATACTCTTCTCCCGGACGGGTCCGCACTCCGCCCTGGGTGAACGGAACCCAATTATCGACGATCTGGTTTCCTTTATTGTATAGCTCGGTATCGAATCTGCCGGAGAACTTTTGGCTGAGCTCCCCTGCGGTGAAATCGGTAATGACAGGACGCTGTAACATCAGACATCCTCCCAGCGCACCGGTTCCGGCGTTCCTTCAGCTCCTTCATTCAACGCAACAATCCGCGCACTGGCATATGCGCCTGAGAACTTCTGAAAAGCCAGGATCGCAATTTCTTTACTCCCAGTGACCTCAAAAGCAATCTCGGAGGCGATTTTCAGTGCTACGACCTCGCACAATAAGGAATCCCAATTGGATGGATCTTCCGATAAAGACAGGGCATTCAAATCGCGCTTCGTGTATTTGATAAATGAATTGTCTTGATCGCAATACAGGCATTTGCCCTCCAGGAGATACTGCACTCCCTGGTCGCTCTCCTTCGCCGCGGCCAGGTTCGGAACCTTGAATACCCGCAGAAAATCATAGGGAATCACGTACTGGTAGGCGTACACGGTGCGGTTGTAGGGAGGCGTTCCGTAATAGTCCCATCTGGCCGATCCATCGACCTGATTTGCGAGTACTCCCGTGGGTGGTGTTGCAGCCGCGGTCGTGCCGGCCTTGTCACAGACATAGACCTTGCCGATATCCCAGGTCACCAGGTCGCCCACCACGTAGGCGGTCGACGGCCAGTGGCACCAGTTTGTCAGTGCCGTGGATGGTCCCACATAGGCCCATATCACGGTACCATCGGTAACCCCGGCACCCGTACCCGTTGGCCCTCCGGCTGCAGCGGAGATCCCTGCGGCGGTACATCGATAGATTTTGTTGGTGTCGTTGGTAACGCGCTCGCCGAGCAGGTAGGCATGGCTGGCGGTCCAAGGGCAGGCCTGGTCGATCATGTTTTTCGCAAGCTCACGGTGGCAACACGAGGGCCAAGGGATCAAACGTAGGATCTCGTCCCGGCATAGAGGGTAGGCGGTGATCGCCCGGGCGGCATTCTTGGTTGTGTCTGTTATGATCGAGGCCGGCAGACTGCCAAGACTGCGGAGAGCTCTGTTTATGATCTCCAGATTCGTCATCTACTACCTTTTCTTCTGGGTGCTTGGCTTCCAGCCGGTCTTTTTTCGCATAGTTCCGTAAACATAGCGGCCGGTTCGTTTTTTCCCGTATCCCCGTTTCTTCGCTGTCGCCTTCAGCTTTCGTTCCATTTTGCGAGGCATAATCCCCTCCTGTGGAAAATCCGGGGGGATTTCGCCCCCCGGACTATTTTTCTCTGCTCTGCGAACTACTTCTTGGCCTTACGACCTATCTGGCTGCCGAGAATCTTGTCCTTATGACTTGTTTGAGACTCAGGACCTGGATAGGACTTCACCGGTTCCGGCTTTTTCTCTGTGATCTTCGCTTCAGCCTCTTTGTTGGCCTCAGTTCGCTCCTGATTAATCTTTTCCCTCTCGGGTAGGATTTCATCATGGATGCGATCCTCAGCCTCTTTCGCCGAGACTTCGCGGAGCGGTCTGAAATATTGCCAGATGTCCCTTTTCTTGGCCCACACCATGTCGATCGTATATTCACGGCCTTGCTCGAAGTAATCGATATCCGCAGCTGTATTCTGGATGCACTCGACCTCTACTAAAATCGGTTCCACGTTCTACCTCCTTACGGCGTAGCCGCGATGAGGTACGGCGCATCGACAGTGAAGAACGCTCTCCAGCTGCCGGCAGTGAGTGCGAAACCTGCGATGGTGTAGTTGCAGCCCATATACCGCAACGCCATCTGGGCGGGAATCTTGAACGCGAATATCGTGCTGTTTGCGGCCCAGGCTACGATTGTCGCATTCGCCAGGATCCCGGAACTCCACATCACTGTGGGCGTTGTGAGGCCGGTGGCTGCCGATGTGACCAGGTCGATCTGGAGTGTCCCGCCTGCTGCGGAGATCGGAGCGACTGCGCACTGGAAGACGAAGTACAGCTGGTTAATGATGTTGCGCGGGATGTGCGTAAGGTCGATCACGTTGGTTGACACGTGGGTGGCGACCGTGGTTTCAGCCTGGGGTGTTATTGATACCACTCCGGCCGTAGTAGCGACGGCGCAAAGGCAAAGATCTTTGTCAATGATCATAGCTTTTCCTCCTTTCCTTAAATCGTGAGCACTTCGGCTTCGGTGTTGATGATCGCATCGCACCGCTTGATGGGAATGCCCATGTAACGAGTGATCGGTTTTCCGCCGACCTCTTCATACCGCAGGGCGGCATTAGCCTTGACTGCAGCCTGCTGCTGTAGAAATTCCAGGATCAGGTTGTTGCAGTAGAAAACTGCCTGGCCCATCCCGAAGGAAGGAATTCTGTAGTAGGCTTTGGTCATTGCGGCGAATAAATCCACCACGGTTGAAGATAGCAGTGTAGTGTCTACGTTGGCACAACGTACCACGTACCTCCAATCCCTGACCGTGAAGCCGAGATCCCACTTGTAGTGGGTCCGATAGCCCTGATACCGCCCGGCCGGGGTCTGAGCATCCATCAAGGTGACTTCCCCAAGATCCTGGTGGTTGAAACCACCCCCCTCGGCACCTTTCGGATAGATCCCGTGTGCGGTGTTCGGACCCCAAACGATCAACCAGATCGAAGTCTGATACGCACCGCTGGCCGCACCGTGAGTATCAATACAGTTGTATGCTGTAATGGTGCTCAGATTTGCTCCGTACTGTGGGTAACGGGGCATCAGACCGGTGAACCGCTCCGGATTCGTGTTCTGGTTGCCATAGAAAATGGTGGTGGCCATAGTCTGGTTCATGGCCTCGAGGAAAGCGTTATCCTCTGACAGCCGCCACGCTGCCGTGTTGCCGTTCAGGTCCGCAAGGGCCTTGTCAACCTCGGCATACGCCTCCAGCATCCCACAGGTATCGGTTACCTGAGATGTGATGGATTTGCTGGGCTGGATGCCGTAGTTAAGCAGGCGCCAGGCGACCGTTGGCAGTCCTGTCCGTATGGTCGATTTGTGACCAGTGGGCAGGTTCCCCTCGACAACATGCATATCATCGAGAATCGTGTTGGTCCGCTTCATCAGCTCGATGATGCCGCTTATCTTGTTGTCGGGGCCTAATCTGGATGCTATATCCAGATAGGTTACGAGAGTTCCAATGGTAGGCATTTCCTACCTCCGATTGGACTACTCCTGGAACTATTGGCCTTCCTTCGGAGGGTACACGACTGCGGCGATCTCTTCGTCCGACCGCTGGCCTACAGTACCGGTCTCAAGATGTTCTC